AGAGTATATACTCTCTTACTCTTCTTAATATCTTATAGTGTATTTTTAATATGCATACCTTGTAAGTAATACTTAAGTGTTCTAGTAGAAACTACTCCACCATTACTAACTAAGTTAGCTACATCTAGTATATCTTTTTGGGATACTTCACCGTTATTAGCTAACTGTCTTACATATTCAGATTGTGCTTTAAGATCCCCACCACGTATTCTAACCATCTCAGTAGCAGTATCTTTCATATCCATAGCTATAAGCATCTGTTGTTCTGGATAGGTTAGTTTACTAGATCTAGATTTACCAGCAACTTGACCAGTTAGTACATCAGTAGTCATACTGTGTTCTGGTATACTTATCTTTTTAGATAATAGTTGTTGTGCTCTTCTTATAGGTAGTATCATAGTTAAAGCTTTTATAGGTAACATGTGATCTGGATAGTCTGGATGGTTAGTTACCTTAACTCTTTGAAAGAACTCATGTCCTAACTGTTTAGCTACTCTAAAGTTATTCTCTACAGATACTCTAGTTTTACCATCATTAGGTACTACTATAGAGATATGTATCTTACCTTCTTTCATACCTACCATAAACCTATCAAACTCTTCATCTGTCATTCTATCGAATAGATCTTGATATAGTTTAGTATTCTCATTACCAGCTACTATAGCACCTACATACTTTATTATATAATCTTGTACAGCTTTACGTTTTGCATTCATATCTAGTATTACCTTTTACTTCTTATTAGAAAAATCATCGATCTTGATATACTGTATAGATAAAAAAGGATCGGCTAGACTATATTTCAAGTCTAGCCAATTAACGTTTACAAAAAGATCAGTTATATTACTTATCTTCTAGAGAAGCTTTAGCTTCCTTCTCTGCTTCTAAGAATAGTTCAAATACTTTATTAGCAGCTAAGTAAGGTACTACAACCTCTTCTATCTTCTCTATCCATTTATCATGTTTACCAGACATATCTATAGCAGAGAATACCATTTCAACATTCTCTAGCTCTAAATAGCTTCTAGCTCTTAATAGTGTCTGTATAAAGAATCTATTAAGATTTACACGTTGTACTAGAGAGTGTGTATTAGCACACAGTGCTACTATAGGATTCCTTAGAAAGTAATCTTTAGCTTCTGTAGATACTCTAGTTTCTATTATCTTAGCAACATGTGCTACTAAGTCTATATCGTTATCTTGCTTCTTGAACCAATTCACAGGTTCTTTATGTTCTATCTCAACATCTGCTACATCGGTTACTATATTAGCAGCTGAAGTGGATATGTTATTTTCTAGCATAGCAGATCCTTAGTCTTAAAGAGTGGAGTACATAGTATAACGAACTTATCTATTAACTCCACTTTAGTTATAGTGTATTTATTTCTTTCGGTTTTCTTTAGACGCTTAGTAGCAATATTACAAGCATCTGGTATATTGTCAGTTTCCACAGTATGCGTCATAGTTTCGTACGTTAAAGTATTCTTAAACTCTACATCATACTGATTCATAAGTTACTTCTCCTTTTTCTTAGTATTAGTATTCTCACTAGTCTTAGATAACTCTTTCACTCTAGCATCATACCACCATGGTCTATATAACTCTTTTCTCATTTTTAAAAGATCTACAGTATTAAGATATGGTACTGGATGTGAATACTGGTTAAGTGTCCAATATCCTCTAGTATCTAGTAGAATATTCCAATCATAACCTAATTTCTTAATATCTTCATAGAGTTCAGCTGGAGTACACATAAGTCCGCTCTCTATGACCATTCTATGGTATGTAGCTAGTTGTAATAACTCTGCTGTTATATTAACAGCTCTTCTAAGTTTAGGATCAGTATCTAATTTAGATCTTACAGTAGTTCTAGATAGTGATACTTCTGGATATATATCTAAAGCATAGCTTCTATCAGAACCAGTTATACCGAATCCAGGTGTGCCTGATTTATTCTGTCTTAAGAAATGAAATTCAGTTAGTGATGGTAGTACACCTTCCGATTGTGAAATAAGTACTTCTATATTACCACCAGATGGACCTGATTTAGATCTTAGTGTAGTTAATGTAACTTTATTAAGATCTGCTTTAGTAATATCATTAGGGTCTTTAGGATACTCTGGACCTTTAGTACCTTGGTTATAGAAGAGACTACCAGTATGTGCTTGATAAGCTATATTAGTAAGAAAACTAAACTTACTACCTACTGATTTAATACTATCACCTGTCTTAAGGAACTGTAACTTCTTAGAAGGTTCTTCCCAAGGTTGCATGCCCATATTAACCTTATCTCCAGTATGGGCTGTTAGTGTAATATAGGTACTAGACGCAGGACATCTACCTGGTAATTGACTTAAGAACTTAGTTTTAAAGTTACCTTGTTTCATAGCGTAGGTATTAGTATCTTTAGAATCAAGATCTCCAGATAGCATTTCAGCTACAGAAGCTGCTTCAAACTCTGTAAAACTATCTATCTCTACAAATGTAGGTCTAGGTATAGACATAGGCTTATGTGTATAAGGATCTAATATACACTCTATAGTAACATAGTCTTTCTTATCTTTTTGTTTCTCTTCCATATACTCGAATAGTTTATCTCCCCATTCATTAGCAGGTAGAGAAGATTTATCCATAATGGTCCATATAGGATCATTACCTTGTATAGTACCTTCTCCTAGAGAAGGAAATTGAGCTGCAAAGTGCTCTAATCTATCGAAGCTTATATTAACTTCAGTATCATAAGTTAATATATAAGTTTTAGTAGCTTCTGCTATCTTACTAGCAGCTGATAGAGTCATATAGTGTATAAGAGTGCTTTTAAAGTTATTACCAGCACCTACTACACCAACTACTTGTCCTAATCCACCGTTATAGAGTGTCTCACCTTTAGCTCCTGTTATGATAGAAGCTGTTGGTATATCCATTAGACAACCTACTGGTATATATATTTTTGGTTTAGCTCTATTATCCATAGCAAAATTAAACATTCCAGCCATAATTATTTTATTAAACTCCTTTAGCATATCAAATTTTATATTCAATGTTTATTAAGTTTTTATAAAAAGTATCCTACCTAAAGCTTAGATACCTGATTTTCAACATACATTAGATAAGGAACCTCTGATGAAAAATATTTATAAAACATATAAAATATCTAAAGAGTTAACCCCTGATATGAAATATGCTATAGAGCAACTAACAGCTAATCAAGAAGGTTTTGGTAGCTTTCTAGTAGATGCTTCTAACTTCTTTAAGAAGAAAATAGATGCTATCAGAGGTGTGTTTGGTCTTAATAGTAAAAATGATACTAAAGAGATCTCTAAAGAGTCTAGTAAACTATATAAAGATTTACAAAGCTATGATAAGCTAGTAAAATCTATAGGTAGTAAACAAGATAAATATGATGCTGTATCTAGTATTATAGTACCTTGGATACCTGGTGTTAAATCTGATCTATATACATTAGTTACTGGATTAAAATCAAATGTATCTGGTATATACGATAATGGTTTACCATACCTAGAAGAAGCAGATACATTCTTAGCTAAACTATTAGGAGATGAAGAGTATGCTACTTCTGTAATACCTAATAAAGAACTACTAGGTAAACTAAGTAGTTATAAAGATAGTACTACTAAATATCTTACAGATGTTATAGATGGTAGAACACTTATGGATAACAGAGAGCTTAAAGATGTAATACCTAACTTTAGCTCTGTAGAAGTTATACATAATAGTTTTAAAGATATGATCGTAGCTAAAGAACTAGAGAATGTACAACAAGTGTTTAATAAAGCAGAATCATTAGCGGCTAGAGCTAAAGAACTCTATAATAGAGTACAGTCTAAAGACTTTACTATAAGCACTGTAAGAGCTAAAGAGATGGGTCCACTATTACAAGACTCAGCTGCTATAGTAACTAATATAGGAGCTATAGTAAGATTACTAGATGCTGGTGTTACAGTACATAAAGCAATACTACAGAAACTAGATAAGTTAATATAAAAAAATAAAGATATGCTATAGAGAGATACCGTATAGGTATCTCTCTATAGTTATTATTTAAGTACCTCTACTAGTGGTGGTACTTTAGTGTTTAAACGACCAGCTAAACTAGTTATAACTTCTTCTAGGCCGTTTAAATTTAGTAACCTATTGCAAATATAAGCGTCTACTTTAACGCCATATTTTACATAAGTTCTATTCTCGAAGCCGCAATCAGTCCTATACTGAGTATCTTCGATTTTAAGTCTTAAGACGTTATCTAAAATACCATATGAGGCATATAGACGCGCGCCACATGGCTCTAGACGTTTATTAGCTTCTTCAGCATGGTATTGCAAGTTTTCAACCGCTGACCAACTCTCTAGTATATCAGAAAGCTTATTAAAGTCATGTTTCTTTGTGTCTACTAGGAACTCAGTCTCTACAAATGCATTTGTATATGTAAACACAAAATCACCTACTACGTTTAATCTGTATCTGATAAATGGCCTGCCTGATATCCTATTTCCTTTTATAGTAGCCATATCATCGGTATGGAAATAACCTCTTAAATACGGTACTACATCAGTTTCTAGGTTTATTCTATCCCACACACCACGTATAGCGTCTCTTTTCTCTTGCTCTTTTACTCTAGCTTCGATCAAACTGTCCCATCCTGGTAAGTAACTTTCTTTATTACCTACCAATATCTCGAATACTTCTTCCTCTTCTTCGATCTCGCTAAGATCTTCTTTAGGGCTTGTTGTAATACTATCGACTAGTACGCAATAAGAATATTCATTGCAGTTTATTTTAGCAATCATATCCTTTTCGCCTAAATTCTTTTGTAACTCAATGGCTTCTAGCGCCATTGAGTTAGTAATAGAAAAACTCATTATGTCTCCACCATTTACTCTGTATCCATTTAGGAAAAACTCTGTACTTTGCATTTTATGCTCCTTACGTTAATTTATTTTAGCATTTATATATAAGCAGTAAGCTTTAAAGCTTACTGCAACTCTGACTATAAATAGTTTAGTTCTTTATCTAATGAATGTATTTTAGGTACTACATTCGATAGATAAATTTTAGCTTGATAAGTTCTAGTGTCTAAGTTTGCGATCTCGGACTGAACTTTATTAAGCACCTGAGCAGTAGCTAGTTGATTTCTAGTCACTGCTTTATTTTTAACCTTGTTAACTAATAGTATAACATTATCTTTATTATACATGTAGCTCCTTTGGTTTAATATAGAAGTAAGATTAGGAAATACTCCTAATCTTACTTCTATATATATAATATAT